ATAATTTAATTCTCTAACATAAGCGGCAATTCTTGGTGCATACTGTAATGCATTCTCTGAATTATTTCTAATAATGTTTGCTACTTGTCTTGTTGGATCTCCGTAAACCACAGGCACCGCTCTTAGATCTACTGTACCGTCTTTACCTTTACCTGTTTCAACAGAAAAGTTACTCAAAATTCTAATGAATTGAGTTAAAAACTTTCTAACTTGTCCTTCGTAAAAGTGTAACATTCTTAATTGTCAGCCTTTGGTTTTAATGCGTTAGTCAATGACTGTCTTTGTTTTGTTGTTAATCCATTTATTGTTGACTCTGCGGCATTGTTAACAAAACCTGTTTTATAATTTAGCCTAGAATCAGTGTTTGTTGTAGTTATTCTTACACTATCTTCTATTTTTACCCATCTGGTTCCATCATATCTAAACAATCTGTTTGGTAGATAGTCTGTTCTTAAGAAATAATCTCCTTTATCTACATTTGCAGTTGGGAAAGAAATACCAAATCCTGCTGGTGCTCCGTTTGGTGCAACACCATCGCCGTCCAAATAAAATCCGTAGTGTGAACTTGCTGGTGTATCTAGTACTGCATTTACGTTTCTTGACGAACTTGCTCTTTGTTCTTCAGTGTTAACATTATCAGTTCTTAAGTTACCTCTTTCATCTATAGGTGCAACATAGTATTGTTTGTAATTAAATCCTGCCTTAGGTGCATCTTGTTCTGCCTGTGCAACAATTTGATCATTAATTGTTTTTTCTCTGTTATAAGTTGACATATAACTTGCAACAGATCCTTCTGTTGTAGCGTCGCCAAGTATGTCTTTAAATTCTTGTGAATCTACTAAGGTTTTCATTTTCAATCTTAATAAGTGTGGCCACCAAGTTTGTGAAAATCCTTCTGCCGCTCTATTAACATCTTCTACAACATAATATCTTTTAAGTGCAATTGGTATACTTTCATCTAATGAATAATCTTCTTTCATATGAGGGAATTCTATAACATCACCACTCATAGGTTTTCTGCCAAGTCTTTCTACAATATCATTAAGATGTACAGTTAAAAATAACGTATCATTTGATAAAAACATACCAAATTGTGATAGGTTAAAATCTTGGTCTTGTACATTGTATATTCCTCTAATAACATACACATCATCTGCGTATTTTCTATCTCTATTTTCTAAAAATAGCAAATCTTGTATAGTTCTTTCATTTAGACTATCACCTGAATACTGTGGTTGTGATGGGGAAGATGCTCCGTCCTTGTTTTCATCACCTTGATCGTACGGTCCTACGTACTTGTGAAAGTGAAGATCTGTTCCTCCCACTTGAAACATCTCTTTGATGTTCCTATCGAAGAACTTATAGTCATTGCCTTTCTCAGGCTTGAAAATGGATAATCTTGGCATATCATACATATTTATTGTATAGGCAAAGACAATAAATATGTGTATGTCAGAACTACAAACAGGTCAACAAGAGATATACGATTACGTTAAAAACAGCCTCGGTGATGGTATGATTGACGTTGAATTAGACCCAAAACACTATGAAACTGCTCTAACTAGATCACTTAATAAATTTAGACAAAGATCTTCAAATGCAGTTGAAGAGTCTTATGCTTTTCTTGAACTAAAGAAAAATCAAAATTCATATATTTTACCAGACGAAGTTATTAATGTAAGAAACCTAAACAGAAGAACAGTAGGTTCTAGAACTGAAGGTGGTGAAGGTGGTACATTGTTTGAACCATTCAATTTAGCATACACAAACACTTACTTGTTAAGAGCAGGTGCAACTGGTGGATTAGCAACTTACTATGCATTTGCATCATACCAAGAAATGATTGGAAAAATGTTTGGAAGTTTTATACAGTTTCATTATGATGTAGCAACTAAAAAATTAACAATAACTCAAAAACCTAGAGCTGACAACGAAACAGTTCTTATGCACACTGACAATTATAGACCAGACATAACACTATTCAAAGACATTTATGCAAAACCATGGATCAGAGATTATACACTTGCAGTATCTAAACTTATGTTAGGAGAAGCAAGAGGAAAGTTTAATACTATTGCTGGTCCACAAGGTGGAACAACACTCAACGGTGATGCTCTAAAACAAGAAGGCCAAGCAGAAATTGACAGACTTGAAGGCGACATAGGTAACTTCCAAGAAGGTGGCACTCCACATAGTTTTGTTATTGGTTAATACCAACCTAAATCATTTTAAATACGTGTGTCATGACGGACTCCAGATATAAAAAATATTCAGATTGTAACATAGATGAGTTGGAACAAATTGTGAATGATTTAGAAAACATATCAATTAGTGCTTTAAAAAGTAAAAAGTTAGATATGAGGAAAGCAATCTTAGGGGCGGTAAAAGAAGCCAAATTAGAGATTGAAAAACGTTTAAAAAAATAGTATAATAATTAAATGCTTATAGGAATTGTAGGACTAATAGGTTCTGGTAAAGATACAGTTGCGGAAAGACTTGTTGAAAAACACGGCTTCATAAAAGATTCATTTGCTAAAAGTTTAAAAGATGCAGTAAGTTCTATGTTTAATTGGGATAGAAAATTACTAGAAGGCAAAACTAAAAAAAGCAGAGAATGGCGTGAACAACCTGATAAATTTTGGAGTGAAAGAATGGGTAAAGAAGTAACTCCACGTTGGGTATTACAACATTTTGGTACAGAAGTTATGCGTCAACATATGTATGATGCTATATGGGTTGATTCAGTTATTAATAGATATAACGGCACACCAACAGTAATTTCAGATACTAGGTTTCAAAACGAAATTAAATTAATTAAAGAACACGGTGGAAAAATTATATGTGTTAATAAAGGACATTTACCCACTAGAGATTGGATGTGGGCACACAATTTTCATAAATCTGAATGGGATTGGCTAGGTACTGATTACGATATTGTTATTGAAAACACAGGTACTTTAGATGAATTATATGAAAAAGTAGACGACTTAATCGTCAGCAACAAGATCACCAACACGCCAACCAAGTCTACGCACACTGCTTAATCTTTGACAATTAGCACACACAGTTTTTAAGTTAGTTACAACAGTATTTCTCAAATTTCCGTCCACAAAAAACACATCTAATTGAGCAGAATTTTGGGCCTTGAATCCACACAATTCACACTTACGTTTCTTTTTATATCCGGATCTTTGTAGTGCAGTTATCCCACCAACTTTTTTGTTATTCTTTTTGCGATTACAAGTGTCACATAATCTACGCCAATAGATCTTAGAACCTTTCCTATAAGCATATGCTCTAGGCTTGGACTTGCATTCTACACATAAGGGTCTAACTGCATTATTCATATGCAAGTATTTACGTTGCCTATATAGGCACCAATGATTTAGTAAATTAAGTATTAAATTACGAATATTCTTATAAATAACTCTAGTATACGTACAAACTTGCAAGGAGAACACGTAAAATGGCATTAACAGCACCCGGAGTAGAAGTAAGTGTAATAAACGAAAGTTTTTATGTACCTTCAGATGCAGGTACTACACCACTTTTTATAGTAGCATCATCACAAGATAAGAAGAACGGAGCAGGCGACAGCACAGCATCTGGAACACAGACAGCAAACGCCAACACTGCTTATTTGATTTCTTCACAAAGAGAATTAACAGAAACTTTTGGCGATCCAAAATTTTATACAGACGCATCAGGAAATTCATTACACGGTTATGAATTAAATGAATGGGGTCTACAAGCGGCATACTCATTTTTAGGAGTTGCCAACAGAGCATACGTTTTAAGAGCGAATGTTGACACTAGTGAATTACTAGGAACAGCATCGGCTCCAACTGCTAAACCAACAGACGGTACATACTGGTTTGACCTTGCATCAACTAGTTTTGGAATGTTTGAATGGTCACAAACAGATCAAGCATTTACAACATTATCTCCAACACTTATTACATCAACTGCAGATTTAGTTGGTGCAGTATCAACTGGTGCACCTAAAACATCAATAGGTATTACTGGAGATTATGCAATTAACACAACACACGTTACAAACAAAATTTACAAAAAAACTGAAGCAAATACTTGGGTACAATTAGGATCAAGTGCATGGCACTTATCTTTACCTGTAATCTCAGTTGCTTCTGGAACTACTGTAACTAGCGGTAAAAATTTAAGCATTAATGGTACAGTTGTACAAGCAGGTGGTACAGCATTATCAAATGTTAACACGGCTTTGAATGCGGCAAACGTGGCTGGAGTAACTTCAAGCATTAACGCTACAACAGGTAACTTAGATATCTTCCATGATGGTGGAGAGCTAGGTGATTCAACTGACGCAGAAATTTTAGATTTTGAAGAAGGAAGTGGATTACTAGGAGAACTAGGAATTACAGCAGGTTCTTACAGAGCACCTAAATTCTTACAAGACAAACATACAAACAGACCAACTTGGAAAACAGCAGATCAAAACAGACCTACTGGTTCAGTTTGGTTTAAAACAACAACAGCAAACGCAGGTGCTAACATTAGTACTAAACTTTACAGTTCAGCAAGTGCAAGTTTTTCAACAGTAGCGGCACCATTATATGCAACACACAACTCTGCGATCTATAACTTAGATCCAGCAAACGGTGGAACAGCATTAACAGTTGGAACTTTATACACACAATACAACGTAACTGAACAAAAAATAGTAACAACAGATGGGTCACAAGTTGACACTACAAAAAATGTTGGTGACTTACAGTTGTTTAGATACGAAGGTGGTAAAACTGCTATTACAAGTAGATTAACATCACATACATTCCAAGCAGGAGAAACATTTACAATAAGTGAGTCTAGAACAAATCAAGCGGCAATGAGTAGCCCAATTACAGTTACAATGAGTGGCACAACTTCTGATACTTTTATAGCAGATATAAACGGTAAAGTTGATGCAAGTGCGGCGGCGAGCTCCACTACAAAACTTATTAACATTAAAGCATCTAAATTAACAACTGGTGAGATTGTTATTGAACACTTACTAGGTGGTGACATTAGAATGAACAACACAGGAACTGGCGACGTATTAGGCGATGCTGGTTTAGGAACTACTCAAGCACACCCTTACGGTGGATACACTGCAAACAGTTCAAGTTTAGTAGACAACTTATATGTTGCACCAGCAGGTGATACAGAAGATTCTTCAACAGGATCAGAAGTAGTTGCTTCTAACTGGAAAAGATTATCATACACAGCAAGTACAAGCACACCAAACAATGAACCAGCAGATGGTACATTATGGTATGACACTAATATTGATGTTGCAGACATTATGGCACACAATGGTACAACTTGGGTTGGATATGTAACAGCATATTCAAGCACAGATCCAGAAGGACCACAATTTAGTGCAACAGCACCAACTACACAATCAGATGGTACTGCACTTGTAACTAACGACTTATGGATTGACACTAGTGATTTAGAAAACTATCCAAAAATTTACAAATATAACACATCAGCAACTTTAAGTTCTACAAATACAGCGAACCAAGTTGCAGTAACTACATCAGGTGCGGCTTGGGAATTAGTTGACAAAACAGACCAAACTACAGAAGACGGTATTTTGTTTGCAGATGCAAGATGGCACACAGCGGCTGATAAAGCGGCAGGAACTAGCAAAGCGGCAGGAACGGCTTCAACAATTAAAACAATGTTAAGTGATGGTTTCTTAGATCCGGATGCTCCAGATCCAGCGGCATACCCACAAGGTATAATGCTTTGGAATACAAGAAGAAGTGGTTACAATGTTAAAGAATACAAAAACAGTTACATTACAACTGCAAAATATCCAGGAAGTGGATCAAGCGGTTTAGGAAACGTAAGAGCAAGTAACGAATCAGTAGCGTCTTACTACCCAGACAGATGGGTTACTAAATCAGGTAACAAAGAAGACGGTTCAGGATGTTTTGGAAGAAAAGCACAAAGAAAAGTTGTTGTACAACAATTAAAATCAGAAATTGACACTAACCAAGCAATTAGAGAAGACCAAAGAGGCTTCAACGTTATTGCTACACCTGGTTACCCAGAGTTGATTTCAAACATGGTTAACTTAAACACAGACAGAAACAAAACAGCATTTATAGTTGGAGATACTCCATTAAGATTAGCGGGTACATCAACTGCAATTACTAATTGGGCAAACAACTCAGCGGCGGCACTGGACAACGGTGAAGACGGTTTAATAAGTGCAAGTGATTATTTGGGTGTGTTTTATCCATCAGGTTTAACAACAGACAACTCAGGTAAATCAATTGTTGTTCCAGCATCACACATGATGATGAGAACATTAGCAAATAATGATAATATTGCTTTCCCTTGGTTTGCACCAAGTGGAACTAGAAGAGGTATAGTTGACAATGCAACATCAGTTGGATATATTGATTCTACAACAGGAGAATTTGAAACAATATCTGTAACAGAGGCAGTGAGAGATTCAATGCATGAAGTAAAAGTTAATCCAATTACGTTCTTCTCAGGAGCAGGAATTGTTAACTTTGGTAACTTAACTAAAACTTCATCAAGTTCGGCTTTAGATAGAATTAACGTTTCTAGATTAGCAGTTTACTTAAGAAGTCAGTTAGACAGTATTGGAAAACCATTTATTTTTGAACCAAATGATGAGCTAACAAGAAATGAAATTAAACAAGCAATTGAATCATTCTTGCTAGAGCTAGTTGGTCAAAGAGCATTATATGACTTCCTAGTAGTATGTGATGACACAAACAACACACCTACAAGGATTGATAGAAATGAACTGTACGTAGATATAGCAATTGAGCCGATCAAATCAGTTGAATTTATTTACATACCATTAAGAATTAAAAACACAGGAGAAATTGCAAAATTAGGGAACTAATATTTGAATAAATAGGAGAAACACATGGCAATATCAACATTATCAAAATTTACAGTACCTTTAAGTAACGATCAAAGTTCAGCATCACAAGGCTTGTTGATGCCAAAACTACAATATCGTTTTAGAGCAATCCTGGAAAATTTTGGAGTATCAACACCAAGATCAGAATTAACAAAACAAGTAATGGATATTACGAGACCAAATTTAACATTTGATCAAGTAACACTAGATGTATATAACTCAAGAGTATATGTTGCAGGTAAACATACTTGGGATCCAATTACAATTACATTAAGAGATGACGTTAACAACTCAGTTACTAAACTAGTTGGTGAACAAATTCAAAAACAATTTGATTTCTTTGAACAATCAAGTGCGGCATCTGG